GACACCTCTGAATCTTTTGGACTCCCTGCTACTGCTGACCTTATGTTTGCCCTTATTTCTACAGAAGAGTTGGAAGAGATGAATCAAATAATGGTTAAGCAATTAAAGAATAGATATAATGATCCTACAATGAATAAAAGATTTTGCGTAGGTATTGACAGAGCGAAGATGAGGTTGTATGATGTAGAGGATTCTGCACAAACAGACATTCAAGATTCTGGTCAAGATGCAGGAGTTGTTAAAAATTTCACTGCTAAACAAAAGTTTGTTGATTTAAAGTATGATTGATCTTAAAAAGTATGCTGAGTTTGTAGACGCAGTTACATCTAAAGAATCTAAGGATTATATTTCCTTTAATTCCAGATGTTTTGAACTACAGTCAGGTGATAATGGTGTTCCCATTGAAAGACTATTAACTGCTGCTCTCGGTATGAGTGCTGAAGCAGGAGAGTTTACTGAGATCATTAAGAAGATGGTCTTTCAAGGTAAACCAGTTAATGAAGAGAACCTATTTCATCTCAAGAGAGAACTTGGAGATGTTATGTGGTATGTTATGCAAGCATGTATGGCATTAGATATATCTCTTGATGAGGTTATTGAAATGAATATAGATAAACTAAAATCAAGATATCCTGGTGGGGAATTTGATGCCCACTATTCTGAAAACCGTAAACAAGGAGATTTGTAATGGCATTATCTGGACAAGTAGAAGAATCATTGAGAGATGCACAAGAAGATTTACGTAATGCATTAGCATTTGCTGCACGTAATGAAGACTCTTATGTTTCAAAACATATTGCTGACATGCTATTGAAAGTGGATAGTCTTATTGATACACATTATTTTTTGGAGGACATTAAAAGTGGACTTACCGATAGACAAGACTGAGTTTGATTATATTGTTACTGCACTTTGGAAATGTCGTGGTAGTGAAAACCCTTGTGAGAAATTGTATGACAAATTGAGATTAGTACAAGAGGTTATTGATGCTAATCCTGATGGTCCTTATAAGAAAATACTTAGAGAAGAACATGGTATGGTGATATGATTGACACTTCACCCGATTCTATTAGATTATTTGTTGTAATGGTATTGGGTATAGTGTGGTTTTATTTACTTAATGATCATCTCAGATCTAAATAGTCAGTGGAGACCTGCGTTTACTTATGGCAATACAGACTGAAACCGCATCTGAAGTACTGGCACAATTATGTTTGGCATTTGCTGCTAAGAGAAATAGAGCAATGACTATGGAGGATATAATTTTAGATCCTCTACCTCAACAAGTTAAAAGAAGTGGGAAGTGGGCATTGACACCTCATGGTGGATTGAATATGGGAACTATTAGGTCGTTACAGTCTATAGTTAAATCACATATATCCTTTAACAATACATCTTTCCAAAGAGATTTTGCTGATTTTATAGCCAGACCATTAAATCCTGGTGCAAAAATGTCTGCTACTAATACTTGGTGGGTGAATGCTCAAGGTAAGAATATGAAATTCTTAAAGGATAAGTATAATATTACTCAACAACATCAAATAATTAATGATAAGGTATATGGTAAAGGTAGCACAGGTGTTAATAATCCGTATTCACAGTATCTAAGAACAGGACAATCAGCTAGTACAGATAAATGGAATCCTGCTGACATGTGGGTTATAAGTCGAAAAGGATTTGCAGATATGCGTGCTATGAACTCTAGGTTTTCTAACCGAAGACCTTCTTTAGAAGTTGTTAATCAATTCATAGCAGCAGAATTTAAAAGTAGAGATATACTTCCAATATCTTTAAAGAAACCTCATACGTATCCTCCTCATATAGATGAGATCAATACAGGAGAATATGTACAACAACTTTCTTTGAATAGGAGAAACCTTCCTACGATAGAATTCACTGAAGATAATAAAGACATGAAGATTAACTTCACTGTTGAAACTATTGCATTACCCCAAGGAAAACAATCTTTAAAAGAAGCAGCACGAGCAAGAAGAGCAGAGAATGTACAAGGATCAGTTGTACCAGGATCTGAAAAGCATATAAGAATTAAATATCATGTTGATAATAAAAAGTTAGAACTAGAATATACACAGACTAGATTAGGTAAGTCTTATGCTGCTGCAAAGATGGGTAACATAGGTGCTGCAAACTTTCAGAGAGTTATTAATCAGACCAGTAGAGAGGGTGTTAGAAAGTTGAATACTATACAAAGGAAATATGCAGATGAACTAGAACTTGAAACAAACCCTTGGTTTAATTCTACTCATATAATTGGTGGTTCAAAAGCAAGACATTCAGAACAAGAATTAGAACCATATACAGTACCACTTGGTAATTATGTTGAAGAAATATGGAATACTATAGGTAGAGCACCAGCAAACTTTAGAAATAAATTCACTGGTGCTGGTCTATGGAGTAAGGCAAGAGCAGGTGAAGTTGGTATAGCAGTAGGTGGAATTACTAATGCTGCTGCTCAGAAGAGGGTTATACAGAACCTATATGAACTTGCTGCAGCAATCAGTTCAACAACTGGTATGACTAAAAATGAGATGGGTGCAGACTGGTTGGGTGCTGGATTTTCAAATACTATGAAAACCACTTTTCGTTCTAGTGCTTACGCTAAGGTCTATTGATAAACTGGCACATATGAGATACAAAACAGCCTGTGGCTGCAGTATAATATGGGTATCAGAGACGATAGAGATGCCCAACAAACACCTTGAACATCCAGAAGATTCAATCCTTCAAGGACGTAAGGTTGCAATAGATGCTATCAAGGAACTGGTGACAGTTACTAGATTGTCTGTTAAGTGGGACGGTGCTCCTGCAATAGTGTTTGGAACTAACCCTGAGAATGGTAAGTTCTTTGTTGGTACTAAGTCAGTCTTTAATAAAAGAAAAATTAAAATCAATTATAGTCATGAGGACATTGATCAGAATCATCAAGGTACTGTCGGGGACATTCTTCGCCTGGCTTTTGATTACCTTCCTCGTATCAATCGTATTATCCAAGCTGATTGGATCGGTGTCGGTGGGGGCAGTGTTTATACCCCTAATACTATTCAGTATAAGTTTGCCACTCCGATTTCTCAACAAATTATTTTAGCACCTCATACAGAGTATACTGAACTTAGTCCTACTGCTGAGGGTAAGATAGGAGTTAGTCTTGAATCTACTCCTGATTGCTACTTTGTTGATACTAATAATGCTACAGTAAAACCACCATTAGGATGGAGACACTTAGCAAAGATACTACCTACACTTATGGTGGCAAAGGTTCCACAATCCCGCACCGAAATAGCAAAACATATCAATTCCTTTGTACGCAACGGTACGCTTCCGCATCCTAAAAAGATGTATGATACGTTAGATGCTAAATATAAGGGAGAAGTCAATGTTCAGACTTTTAAAGTATGGCATATGATCTTTCAACTGAAACAGCGTCTACTCGATGCGATTAATGTAAATGGAACTGTTGAATGCTACATCGATGGCAAACCTTCAAGGCATGAAGGGTTTGTAACCTGTTCCGACACACCTTTAAAAATCGTAGATAGACTAACTTTTAGTCAAGCAAACTTCAATCTCAGTAAAAATTGGACGAATGAAAAAGTTTAGTGCTTTTCTACATGAAGCTCAAAGATCATTTGCAGCAAAAGAAGCAGAGAAATTAAATCTTACTCACGTAGGTTATGGTAAGTATGCCGATGTCAGAGGCAACGTAACCCATATGAGTAAGGCAGGGAAATTAGTTAAACTTACTGGTAATGAACTAGCAGGAGGTGATCAGGTTAATGGAGGAGAAGAAACTGAAGGAGGCGAAGGTCAGGTCGATCAAGGTAGCATATCTATTACATTTGGAAGATTCAATCCACCTACTACTGGACATGAGGCTCTCATAAACAAAGTAGCAAGAGAAGCTAAAAATGGAGAGTATAGAATATACCCCTCAAGGACGCAGGATGATAAGAAGAACCCGCTTGACCCTTCGACGAAGGTTAAGTTTATGCATAAGGCGTATCCCGACCACACGAATAATATTGTTGCTAATGATGATATGCGTACCATTTTTGATGTTCTAACTGCATTGGATGATGAAGGATTCAGCAGTGTTAACATTGTAGTTGGTGGTGATAGAGTTAGTGAGTTCAACTCTTTATCAACAAAGTATAATGGTAAGTTATATAATTTTGATGATATAAAAGTAACATCTGCAGGTGATAGAGATCCAG